ACAGATTATGCCTTAAACCGCATAAGTAGAGACGAATACTTAAATATTCCAACAAAATCTACAGTTGCAAGACCAACACAGTTTTTTGTTGATAGACAGATAAATCCAGTTCTTCAAATGTGGCCTTTGCCCGATAATAACACTGATATAGTGTATTATGACGCTTTAGTGCGCATGGATGACGCTGATAATTACACTAATACAGCGCAAGTTCCCTTCCGTTTTTACCCTGCTTTAGCCGCTGGATTGGCCTATTATATCTCTATGAAACGCGCTCCAGATCGCTCACAGATGCTAAAATCGGTGTATGAAGAAGAATTAAACCGCGCAATGGACGAAGATAGAGATAGAGCATCCTTCCGTATAGCTCCAGATTTAAGGAGCTATGGCTATGTCTAAATATGCCACAGGAAAATGGGCATATGGTATATCTGACCGTTCAGGATTTCGTTATCGCCTGCGAGACATGCGAAAAGAGTGGAATGGCTTGCTAGTTGGTAAGGACGAATGGGAAGCAAAACAACCTCAATTAGAGCCATTACGGGCTACTCCAGACCCACAAGCGTTGCGAAATCCGCGTCCTGAACAGAACGTTCCGCAACAAGACAATATACAATGGGGGTGGAATCCAGTAGGAATGACATACGATGGGGGTTTAACCCCTAATAATTTAGTTGCTACTGGTTCAGTAGGTGGAGTTACGGTGACAATATCATGAGTTTTACATACGCAGAAATGAAAACAGCAATTCAAGACTACACTGAGAACACAGAAACAACTTTTGTGAATAATATCAATGTATTTATCAAGAATGCAGAAGAACGTATTTTAAAAATAGCTCAATTAGAGGTTTTTAGAAAGAATAAGACAGGTAATCTAACAGCATACGCTACAGATGCAAACAACGCTCAATATCTTGCCTTACCAACTGATTATTTGGCTCCATTTAGCCTTTCTTATACAGCCAACAATTCAAAAGAATTTGTTATGTTTAAGGACGTAAACTTTGTTCAGTCTTTTAATCCTGATAAATCTACAACTGGTGGACCTCGTTATTATGCTCAATTCGACATAAATAACTTTATATTAGCTCCTAGCCCAGATCAGGCATATGAAGTAGAGCTACATTACTTCTATAGACCTCCAAGTTTAACTTCTGTAGGTGATAACAATACTACATGGTTAAGCACAAACGCTTCTGTGGCTTTATTGTATGGAACTCTTATTGAAGCTTATACATTTATGAAGGGCGAAGGTGATTTGGTTGCAAACTATACTCAGCGCTTTACTGAAGCTATGTCTAGGGTCAAAAACTTTGGCGAATCTCAAGAAGTTACTGATGCTTATCGCACTGGCTTGATTATGAGAGAAAAAACATGACAATTGGCGTAAGTAATTATAATATACTAACATTAGATTCATAAGGAGATTATGACATGGCCTTTTCAGGTAACTTTATGTGTACGAGCTTTAAGAAAGAGCTTCTTGAGGGTGTGCATGACTTTTTAAATAGTGGTGGAGACACCTTTAAGATAGCTCTGTATACAAATAGTGCTTCTTTTAACGCTGCAACTACAGCCTATACTACTTCTAACGAAGTTACAGGCACCAACTATACGGCAGGTGGAAATACGTTGACTCGTGTTAATCCAGCAAGTTCAGGAACCACTGCGTTTACTGATTTTGCAGATACAACATGGTCTTCATCTACTATTACAGCTCGTGGCGCTATGATATACAATGATACAGCATCAGGAAATCCAGCAGTTGTGATCTTGGACTTTGGTTCAGATAAAACATCTACAAATGGTGATTTTACGGTTGTATTCCCAACAGCAGACGCAAGTAACGCGATTATTCGCATCGCATAAGGAGTAACATCCGATGGCGCTAATAACGGGATGGGGGCGAGGTTCTTGGTCTGAAGGGCCTTGGGATTTGTCTATTCCTGTTACCGTTTCGGGTGTTTCAGGTACAGGCTCTATTGGCTCAGTAAGTATTATTACTGAGGCCAATGTTCCAACAGTTGGACTGCAAGCGAATGCTTCAGTTACATCTGTATTAGTAAACGCAGATGCAAATGTTAATGTAACAGGTGTATCAGCAACAGGCGGAGTAGGTTCCGTTACTGTAGTTGAGGGTGTTGGCGTTAATGTAAATGTCACTGGCATTGCAGCTACAGGATCACCCGGATCACTAACTGTAATTGCAGAAGCTGTTGTTAATCCTACTGGAATAGCTGGCACAGGCTCTGTAGGCTCTGTCGTTGTTACTGCTGACGCAATAACTTCTGTTACTGGCCTTGAATCAACTGCATCTGTAGGTGCGGTTTCTGTTATCGCTGAAGCAGTTGTTAATCCAACTGGTATTGCCGCTACAGGTTCTGTTGGTTCTGTTGATGTAGGTATTTTTGTTACAGTAAACTTAACAGGTTCACAAGGAACAGGTCAAGTAGGCACTGTTGATACAGAATCAGACGCAATTGTTAATATTACAGGAGTTTCTGCTACAGCAGACACTGCTCAAGTTTTAGTTTGGGGAGGTATTGTGCCAAATCAAAATCCAAGCTATAATCCAATTAATCCATCTTCTACCCCATCTTGGGCTGACGAAAATATATCTTCTACCCCATCTTGGGCTGACGAAAATCCGTCTCAAAGTCCCGGATGGGATGACATAGCAGCATAGGAACGCAAAATGGCTAGTACATACACGTTAAATAATGGAATCGAACTTATAGGAACTGGCGAGCAGTCAGGCACATGGGGCGATACAACAAATACAAATTTAGAACTAATTGATACCGCACTAGACGGGCAGATTAGCTTAACATTATCAGCAGCAGGCTCTTCTGGATCGCCAAACTCGCTTCCAGTTTCAGATGGCGCATCATCTAACGGTAGAAATCGTTTAATTTCTTATGTAGATGGAAGCGATCTTGGAGCAACAGCTTATGTTCAATTAACACCAAATGACGCTGAAAAGATAATATACATTCGAAACGCTTTATCTGGCTCACGTAGCATTATTGTTTTTCAAGGTACATATAACGCATCTAATGACTATGAAATTCCAGCAGGAACAACAGCAGTTGTTTACTTTAATGGTGGTGGCACAGGTGCCGTAGCTGCAAACGTATTTAACAACGCTTACTTTGATGGTTTGAGATTAGGTAGCGTTTCTGTTACAGCCATACTCGACGAAGATAATATGTCGTCTAACAGTGCTACAGCTCTTTCTACACAACAGTCAATCAAAGCGTATGTAGATAGTCAGGTAGGCACAGTAGACACATTAACTGAAATTTTAGCTAACGGAAACACCACAGCTACAGACCAAAAGATACAATTCCGGGACACTGCTATATACATAAACTCTAGTGCAGATGGACAGTTAGACCTTGTAGCAGATACAGAAATACAGATTGCCGCTACTACCATAGACATTAACGGTGCAATAAACGCTAGCGGTGAGATTATAGCTGCTTCTTTAGACATCTCAGGTGACATAGACGTAGACGGTACTACTAACCTAGACGTGGTAGACATTGATGGAGCTACTAACTTTGCCGCAGACGTTACCTTTGCAGATGGTGCAGATATTATTACTGCTTCAGCAGGTACATCTAACTTACGACTTGGTGTCAACGCAGGTAACTCAATACAATCTGGCGGTAACTACAATGTGACCGTGGGCGATGAGGCAGGTACTGCAATTACGACTGGTGATAACAATGTAGCCGTTGGAAAAGATGCCTTAAAAGCAAACACCACCGCAAGTAACAACACTGCGGTTGGGTATCAAGCATTGGATGCAAACACAACTGGAACTAATAATGTTGCAGTAGGTAAATCTGCTGGTGGAGCGATTACTACAGGGTCTTACAATGTCTTGTCAGGAGCGCTTACTGGTGATGCACTAACAGAAGGCAACAGTAACGTAGCCATTGGTGATTCGGCATTAAGTGCTGACACTTTAGGTAGCAATTCTGTAGCAATAGGTAGACGTGCATTAAGAGTACAGAACTTTACTTCAGCTACCGCAAACTACAATGTGGCAGTGGGCAATAGTGCAGGTACAGCAGTCACGACAGGCACAAACAACACTTTAATTGGGGGTTTTGCTGGTGATGCTCTTACAACAGGCGGCGACAATATAGCACTGGGTGTAAATGCTTTGGGCGGAAACATCACAGGAACAGACAACGTTGCTGTTGGTACAACTGCATTAAAAGTTGCCACTGGCTCTACCAACACGGCAGTTGGTGATGGGGCTGGATCGCTAATAACATCAGGCGCAAAGAATACCATCCTTGGACGCTTTAACGGCAACCAAGGTGGCCTAGACATTCGCACTTCAAGTAGCAACATCGTGTTGTCGGATGGTGACGGTAACCCTAGAATTACTGTGGACTCGTCGGGTGACACAACATTTGCAGGCGACATCACATTAGGTGACAACGACAAAGCCATCTTTGGCGATGATTCTGACCTACAGATTTATCATCAGTCTAGCAACGGTAACTCTATCATCAAAGAGTCTGGTGGTGGTTCATTATCATTACAAACTAATGGGACTGAAGTATCCATTTATGATACTACCAATGGTAATAATATGGGTAGGTTTGTTAATGGTGCAGAGGTTAAACTGTATCATAATGGTACTCCAGTGTTTGAAACAACAGCAACAGGCATTGACGTAACAGGCACAGTTTCAATAGACAACACCACTAACTCGCCAAACCAAACACTCATGCTATTACAAGCGGACATGGGTACAAATGACCGAAACATGCAGATTAAAAGCCCTGCAACAGATAGTGCTACTGCGCCCTTCCGCTTTACCACAGCTAACTCGTTTGCATTTGAAATTGATGCTGTCAACGATGCCTTGGTTATTGCTCATGATGCCAACGTTGGTATAGGTTGCACACCTAATTCTAATCTACATGTATCCAGCGCAGCCTCAACCGTTCTGAATGTTGAGGCAACTGGTGCTAACGATTCTCGTGTTCGAATTACTGCTGGAAATGCAAATACTTCTTATATTGAGTTTGCTGACCCAGATGATGTTGATACTGGTGAAATACGCTACACTCACGCTACAAATGTTATGCAGTTTAGAACAGCGGGTAACGTATTAGCCATGACTATTGACTCGTCACAAAACGTCGGTATTGGTACAACTGTCCCATCAGAAAAACTAACTGTCTCTGCTGGTGCTGGTGATGGCATCTTCCTTGAGGATGACAGTGGTTCTGGTTCTTCACCTTTCATAAAGGCTAGAGGCAAGCGGTCTGACGGAAACGGCTCACAGTCATTCGGTGGTAAGTTACTACTAGACGGACACAGAACTGATGTGGCTGTGACTTCTGGAAAGAGTCTAGGTACAGTGGCCTTTGGTGGTAATCACACTAATGGCACAGCCGCCAACATCCTCTACAGTGCCTCAATCTCTGGTGAGGCTGAAGGCACATTCTCTAACGCTACGACTATGCCAACGGCTTTAGTATTCTACACAGGTAGCACTGGCCGAGCCGACAATACAGCAAACGTATACTCTGGCGATGAAGCTATGCGAATTAAAAGTGACGGAAAAATCGGCATAGGAACAGATACTCCAGACACCTTAATGGAATTAGTTGGTGCTAACCCTATCCTCACAATTCGTGATACCGAAACAGGTGTAACCGCAAATGATGCTAGGTTACGTCTTGCTGAAAGTGGTGCTTCTAGTAGTTTAGATAACTATTTTGACCTGATGTATAATGCTGATAAGTTTAGGATTAGCAGTAACACAGTTGCAAACGCCTTCGCAATAGATAGAGCTACTGGAAAAGTTGGTATTTCTCAACCAGCCCCTGCCGCACTTTTACACGTTGGCGACGCTAGTAACTCACTAGGTGGAACTGCTGGTAATTCCCTCAGCAACCTTACCCTTCAGAGTGATACATCAAACACAGATTCATTAGTGTTTACTGCAGAGCGTACTTCTAATGGAACAACTTGGACTTCCGCAGCCCAAAGGATGCAACGTAAAGTTGATACGACTCTGATGGGCTACATGCAGCTTGGTAATAATACAACTGACCTAATTACATTTGGTAAAGCAGACACTGAGTTTGTTAGAATAAACAGTTCAGGCCGCGTTGGTATAAATACGAGTGGTCCTACTTCTCTTTTACATCTTGTTCAAACATCAGATGACTCTTCTGGTGGTCTTAATATTAGAAATACTGCAGGCACTAACTCTGTGTTTATTTATCAAGACGGAACTCAAACAAATTTTGATTCTGGTTCTTCTGGTACTCAGGCATTCAAAACTCAAAACATTGACAGATTAAACATATCGCAAGGTGGTTTAATCGGTATAAATCAACCTAGCCCAACTGCAAGACTTCATGTCAATGTTGGCACTAATACAGCCAATAATACTGGTGTTTTAATTGAAGGCACGGAAGCAGGGACATCCACAGCCCCAGATTTAGCTTTATATAGAAACTCAGCGTCACCTGCTGATAATGATAGCTTAGGTGCGATTACTTTCTTTGGTAATAATAGTTCAGGAAATCAAACAAGCTTTGCTCTTATTTATGCTAAAGCGCAGGACGTAACAGCAGGTACAGAAGACGGAGAGCTGATATTCAGTACAAGGGATGCCAATTCTTTACAAGAAGCCATGAGAATAGACGATAATCGAGATTTACTTTTACAAAGAGGTATTATTTCAGGAAATATTACTAAAATAGGTACTACCACTAACCTTATGGCATCTACTGGAGATAACGGTGCCTTAGACGTATATAGCCAAACCACAACTGGTGGTCGCAATGTATTAAATATACGATCTAACATAGGCGGATCTCAGACTATTGTTGGTGCTATAGAAGCTAATGGTGATTTCCAATCAGCAACTAACTCTTACGGAAGCACTTCAGACGAACGTATAAAGCAAGACATCGTAGATGCTAATAGTCAAATAGAAGATGTTAAAAGTATTCGTTTGCGTAACTACAGACTCAAAAATCATGTTACTGAATACGGAGATGATGCCACTGTACTCTTAGGTACTGTAGCTCAAGAACTTGAAGCATCAGGCATGAATGGTCTTGTCTCAGAAAACGCAGATGGAATTAAGGGTGTTCGTTATTCTGTAATGTTACTAAAGGCTCTTGGCGCATTGCAAGAAACCATCACAATGGTTGAAGACTTACAAGCAGAGAACACCGCAATCAAAGCAAGACTAACAGCATTAGAAGGATAATATTATGCCAACAACCCACACATGGTCTATATCAAACCTAGAGCGAAACACATCTGATGATTCAGTAACAATAGCTCATTGGCGCTGTAATAGCACAGATGGAACGAACAATGCATCAGCATACGGTACAACATCTCATACAGGTGTACCATCAGACGCAGATTACATTCCTTATGATGATCTAACAGAGGCAAACGTATTAGCTTGGGTACACGAACAAGTGGTGCAAGCTGATACTGAAGCGGCAAATGAGGCTAAGATAGCTGAACTTGCAAACCCAACATACTTAACTGGGATGCCTTGGTAATATGACAAATAGAACAGCAGATGAGTTAGCACAAGACTTCACAGCAATGGGTCACTCTATTACACTTATCACAGACGTTATAGCAGGTAATGCTATGGCAGATGAGTCAGCAGAAGACCGCCAAGGTTGTGTTGATCGTAACACACAGCATCTTGAGCTAATGAAAGCCAAATCAGATTGGGGTAGTGAGTCTATGACTGCTACTACAAATGCTATCACAGCAGGGAACGGATACACCGCTTCCTAAATTTTAACTTAACTCAAAAGGAGATCAAAATGGCTGAAGATAAAAAGGTTATTACGATTGATGATAAAGACTACACTGAAGATCAATTAACTGACACGCAAAAGGTTATTATTAACCACATTAATTCATTGAGTCAAAAGATTGGATCAGCAGAATTTAACTTAGACCAGCTCAAGGTTGGTAAAGATGCGTTCTTTAAAATGCTACAAGATTCTTTAAAAGTTGAAGAAGATTTAGAAATTGAAAAAGATAGAAACAAATAGATTTACTTTTAAGGAATTATAATGCAAATGGACGCGCTTTGGAACATTGGATTAACCGCAGGGTTTGGTTTTTTAATATGGTGGATTAAAGTTCACCATGAAGAACTGAAGCGCGTCACCATTTTACTTAACAGAACAAGAGAAGAATTGGCTAAAGAGTATGTCACTAAGGCTGACTCATCTCAAGTATTAGGCCAAATTATGAGTAAGTTTGATCGTATTGAAGAAAAGTTAGACAGACTGGTAGAAAGAAAATGATACGTTTTATATTAATTGTATTTCTTTTTATTGGTGGGATTGCACACGCACAAGATGGCGGAACAGATGGAACAACTGATACAACTACAGATGATGGAACAATAAAATCTGAAAGCACAGTAACGTCTAGCGGCTCAATGGAAACGACAATCAACAGCCCACCACCATCTGCAATATCACCTCAAATAAACATGAGTAATTCAGACTTATGTACCGTGGGTATATCCGGCGCAGTGCAAACACAAATACTTGGAATATCTGCTGGCAAAACAATACGCGATATGAACTGTGAAAAATTAAAAAACGCAAAGACTATGTATGATATGGGCATGAAGGTAGCTGCCGTATCTGTAATGTGCCAAGATGAGCGTGTATTTAAAGCAATGCTCAATGCTGGCACGCCATGCCCTAAAGATGGGTTGGTGGGAGATAAAGCTAGGCTTGCATGGGAAATGCAAGCTGTAAAAGAAGAAATAGAACGAGACCAAAACGATCCAATGCGGAATATATTCAATGAAAATAGTGAAGCAAAAATTGGGCTTGGTGTTATCATTAGCACTCTGGCCTTCCTGCTCTTACTGTGATCCATACACATATGGCACAACAGGCAATGCAGCGTCTACCTCACTAAGTTGGGGTATGGAATCAATATTGCCAACAATACCGGGGCTAGATATAAATGGCCTACTTTACAAATACACCACAGTTAAAAAAGCAAGAGACGATATGAAGGTTCATGTCGGAAATCGTAACGCTAGTGGTAAAGGATATATATTCCGTGAAACTGACGATTGGTCTGGCGTGCCGGGAAATACCATAGTCAAATCATTTAGGTTAAGTAATATACCAGCAGAAAATTGGGGAAGAGGTTCAATTACTGTAGATGGTAAGGGTAAAGTTAAAGACGCATCAGTTGTGTATAGCTACAGAATAGATGAATGTTACAACCCTCAATTAAACCCATCATGTCCGGGCTATAAGAAGCCTATACCACAAATACCAGAATACGAGCTATATTCTGCATTAGATGATGATGCTGTTACAAACGCGTTAAACGCTGAAGAATTTGAATATGACGAAGATGGGAATATTATTTCTGACGAAGAAGCTGAAGAAAAAGAAACTAGATTAGAGATGGGATTAACCGCCTCCGCTAACGCATTAACCCTACTTAAAGTTAAAGATCAGTCACAAATTATAGCTTCTATGAACTTAAAAACAGATTTAAGTGTGTACTATAAATCAGCTTTAAATGGCGGTGTATTAACAGATGCAGCTAGTTTGAAAGATGGAAGTATATCTGATAATAAGAAAGCATTACGAAATAACTTAGCACAACAATTACTGCATGAAGAAATGGTAAATATGCAGTACAAAAAATGAGGTTTAAAATGAAATATTCAATAATAATTCTTTCGCTGTGTGCATTCCCTGCATTTGCAAACGTAGAGATCACAGGGAATGTGGAATCAAAATGTGCCATTCAGACAAGTAAAGCTGGTATTTACGGAAACCCATCATCAAGCGTTCTTAGCACATCACCTTCCGATGGCGGCGTACTGCCAGTAATTCGTTTTGATGTGGCTTTGGCTGATACATATACAGCAAACATCAGTCATCCAACTTCATTTAGCTCATCCCCTACGCTAACAGACAGCGTAACTTGGACAGGTTCTACTTCAGTTACAAATACAACTGATGCGGGGATGTCAGGATATGATGCTGCAAAAATAGTTTACGACAATACAACTGTATTTGACCTAACTATTGCAGGTTCTACGTGGTTTAGCACTGCATCTAGCGCTACATTCGCCGCGTCTAAACCTTTTCCGGGTGGAAAGTACGTTGCTATTGTTGAGGCCACCTGTATTGCGAAGTAGTTTAATCATATTATTTCTGGGTGTAGCCAATGTCGCTTCAGCTTCAGCACACGAAATGACTCCTGCTTACCCAGAAGTTAAGCCATCGCATGTAAAAGGTGTTGTTAAAACGGATATGTCATTATTTAATTCACGAGAAGAAGTAGAATTTTACGAAGTTGACGTTTTTGACAAAAACTTTAATATCATACCTTTCAAAACAAAATACAAATTAATAAGAATTGACTACAAAGAACGTAAAAGCTTTACTGTGTATATACGCAAAAAAGACTTAGCCAAAGCTACTTTTATTTGTACTACATCTAAGTTTAGGCGAGGAAATACAACAAGAACTTTAGTATCGTCTCGAATTTGTTCACGTCTTGGTGGTGAGTCTATATGAGACTAGCTTTAGCCCTTTGTTGTATTTCTGGATCAGTGCTTGCACAAAGCAATAACTTATCTTTGTCTTTGCCAAGTCCACCAATGAACTACCAGTCAGATAGATTTCGCGCAGGTAATTTAGATTGTAGTAATGCTGTTGGCGGAGGAACTAACTTAGAATTTGGCGTAACTGGCGTACTTAACAATGTTGGAAATTCTATTGATATTTATGGTAATTCTTTGCAAAGTAAGGACTTAGGTGTGTACGCTAGACTTGTAATCCCCTTGGATAAACCCAAAGCTCGAATCAATTGTGATGATTTATATCAAGTAGAACTAGCTCAACGTAGGTTAGAAATACAAATGCTACGCGATGAACTAGAGCAATTAAAAAATTTACAGTTTAGTAGTGAAACAGGGTTTGAGAACTGATGGTGGATACAACTAAAATTGCAGACGGCATAGATGGACTAGCAGATCGTGAGTTTAAGACTGGCGGTATGAAGCTGTCGTTTGGCTCTATCATGGCTATATTTGCGTTTTTATCTACCGTAGTAGGTGGGCTATATGGTGGGTTTGTTATGTACCAAAAGATTGAAGAGGTTGCAGGGCTTGATCTAGGTGAGTATCAGCAAGCAATGGACGTAATGGATGCTAAGGTTACAGGTATTTCAGAAAAAGTAGAAGAGTCTGTAGAATACACCAGAGATATAAAAAATGGGCTAAAAGATGATTTGCTTAGGCTTGAGTCTCAGGTGGATCGTATTGAAGATACAGTGCGTAAATCTGAAGACAAACTACGAACTATGATTGACGCCGCAGAAGTTCGCTTTGAAAATCAACGAGAACGTGTTAGAGTTTCACAAAGTGGCGATATGAAAGAACTTGAAGAAAAGTTAATGGATAAACTACAAAGGGCTTTAGACAACCCTCTTGCTGATTAGGAGACTAATATGACTGAGTTTGAAAAAGTTGACGCAGACGGTAATGGTTCGATAGATCAATCCGAATGGGATCGCATGGCGTTTGAGGATAAGCGCTTAAAAATGCTAGATGACGATGCACAAAGAGATGCCCAGCGCAAGATGGCGTGGTTCGCTTTGTTTGGTATGCTGCTATACCCACTGTCTATAATTATTTGTAACGTGGCTAATCTTGATGAAGCCATGAACTCACTAGCGTCTATTGCTGGTGTTTATTTTGTATCAGTAGCTGCTATCGTTGCCGCCTTCTATGGCAAGGAAGCCTACACAAAAGGAAAGGCGAATAAAGAATGATAGGACTAGGATTATTAGGTAAGGTTGCTGACCTTGCTGGAGCTATGGTTGAGGGCAAAACTGCTGTAAAGCAGGCTGAAGCTCAAACTAAAATGAAAATTGCTACTGGAGAACTTGATTGGGATTTGGCGGCAATGAAAGCATCAGAAAATAGCTGGAAAGACGAGTGGATTACGCTTTTGTTCAGTATTCCCCTTATTTTGGCGTTCTGTGGGGATTGGGGTAATCAAATTGTAGAGGCTGGATTTTTAGCATTAGCTAACATGCCCGGTTGGTATCAATACAGCCTCGGTGGAATTGTAAGTGCATCAATTGGGATGCGTGGTGTAAGTAAGTATTACGGAGGTAAGAAATGAAAGAGAACTTTGATAAGTGTTTAAAAATGCTTCTTTCTCACGAAGGCGGATTCGTAAATCATCCCGAAGATCCCGGAGGTATCACAAATTTGGGAGTTACCAAAAAAGTGTACGACGAGTGGATTGGTCGTGAGTCTACAGAACAGGAAATGCGTGACCTAACACCTGATGATGTAGGCCCGATATACAAAAAGAACTACTGGGATCGAGTTAAAGGAGATTTACTTCCATCTGGGCTTGATTGGGCCTGTTTCGATTGGGCCGTGAATTCTGGATCGGGTAGACCTGCAAAGGCTGTGCAACGTGCAGTTGGAGCTACTCAAGATGGCTCAATAGGGCCAGCTACAATAGGGCTTATTATGGAAAAAGAACCTAAATTTATTATTGAGTATGTTCATGATGTAAGGCAAGATTTTTATAAAAGCTTAAAGACTTTTGAGACTTTTGGACGTGGATGGACTCGTAGAAATAAAGAGACTTTGCATCAAGCTTTAGAAATGTTGTAATTTGTTCGGATTATTTTTAAAAAACTAATTAAAAAAACAATTGTTCGGCTTACAGCTTCCTCTAGCATAAGTCGAACTTTTGTGTATAATCCACCTAACAGGAGCTGCCGATGACGTTACAAAAACTTCAATTTCGCCCCGGTATCAACCGTGAAACTACGTCTTACTCTAACGAGGGGGGCTGGTTTGACATGGATAAAGTGCGATTTAGGTTTGGATTTCCAGAAAAAATTGGTGGATGGATAAAGCAATCTACTAAGTCTTTTCTTGGAACGTGTCGCGCTCTTCACCCTTGGATTGCATTAGATGGTTCAAATTACTTAGGTGCTGGAACGCATCTTAAATATTACATTAATGAAGGTGGAGGATATAATGACATTACACCCATTAGGGTAACAACTTCTGCTGGTGATGTAACATTTGGAGCTAGTAATAATGAATTAGATGGCGCTGTTAGTGCAATTCAAACAACGATTACATTAACGTCAGCCAGTGGATTTCCTTCTTCTGGTCGAATTAAAATAGACAGTGAAATAATTACTTATGCTCTTGTTGTTGGAAACATTCTGACGGGTTGCGTAAGGGCCGTAAATGATACTACCGCAGCAACTCATGCAGACGAAGCTGACGTTTTATGCGCTACATTAATAGTAACAGACAATAATAATGGTGCTTTAGAAAATGATTTTGTAACATTTTCAGGAGCCGCTACTCTTGGTGGAAACATAACTGCAAATATTTTAAATCAAGAATACCAAATTACGGCTATTATAAATGATAATAGTTACCAAGTAGAAGCTCGTACTGTAAGCACAATTGGAAACATTACAACAACTACTGGCCTAAATCCAACTTATGTTTTTGCATCTTCTTCTGACAGCGGAAATGGTGGAGGTTCTATTGTCGGCGCGTATCAGATCAACACTGGATTAGACACAACTATCATAGGAAACGGTTGGGGTGCTAGTACATGGGGTCGTGGAACTTGGGGTTCAGGATCAGATTTATCTGCATCTGGACAGACTTTGCGTATATGGTCGCACGATAATTTTGGTGAAGACTTAATTATTAATGTTCGTGATGGTGACATATATTACTGGGATAAAACAAACGGACTAACAAATAGGGCTATTGAGTTAGCTTCTATAGCAGGTGCCAACAAGGTTCCCACAATAGCAAAACAGGTTCTTGTTTCAGATCGTGATCGCCACGTTATTGCTTTTGGTTGCGATTCTGAAACAAATCCCGGAGTTCAAGACCCTCTACTTATTAGATTTTCTGATCAAGAAAACATTCTCGAATGGCAGACTCTTCAAGAAAATACTGCAGGTGATTTACGAATCGGCTCAGGTTCTAAAATAATTACTGCTATTGAAACTAGACAACAAGTTCTTGTTTTTACAGACGTTTCTCTACACGCAATGCAATATATTGGGTCACCATTTACATTTGGAATTAGCGCAATTTCTGAAGGAATTACCATTGCAAGTCCATTATCAGCTATTGCGGTTGAAGATAGTGTATTCTGGATGGGTGCAGAAGAATTCTATGCTTATAGCGGTGCTGTTCAAAGACTTCCATGCTCAGTTCGTGATTATGTCTTTTCAAACATTAACAACGACCAGCTTGAAAAAGTTACGGCTGGTCTAAATACTGCGTTTTCTGAAGTTACTTGGTTCTATCCATCAGCTTCTAGCGATGAGAACGATAGTTATGTTACTTATAACTATGGTCAAAAGATATGGTATTATGGCATGATGTCTCGAACATGCTGGTTAGATAGAGGCGTTAATAACGATCCGATAGCTGCATCTTCTGACCATTATTTGTATTTACAAGAAATAGGATTTGATGATGGCAGCACAAGTCCAGCTACAGCTATTACATCATATATTGAAAGCAGCCAAATGGATTTAGGAGAAGGCGAACAATTCTCCTTTATGCGTAGATTAATACCTGACATGACATTTAGAAACTCTACAGCTCCTGTTCCAAGCGCTACTATGATTCTTAAAGTTAGAAATTTTCCCGGCGGAAACTATTTAGACTCTAATTCAAATTCAGTTACAAAAACAGCAAGTGTTCCTGTAGAGCAATTTACAGAACAGGTATTTGTTCGGCTTAGAGGTAGATCGTTTGCATTTAGAATAGAAAGTCAAGATACTGGTGTGGCTTGGAGGTTAGGTTCTCCAAGAGTAGATATTAGACCTGATGGGAGACGTTAATGTCTCGTAACTTAAACTTACCATTTTTTCCCATACCACCAGAAGAGTATGATAAAGGTTATTTTACAGAAGTTTTACGTTCATATTCTACATACATGCAAAACATGCAAAATCCGGGTGAAGGACGTAATACCTTCACAGTATTTACAAATTTACAAACAGACGATTCAGGATTAGAAATTGGAAGTGTCTTTCAGCACAGCGGGCAACTGCGTGTTCCTTTAGGTAATGTACCTTATGTGAGAGGCTCTTCTGCAATAGGAGAAGTAGGAGAAGTAACGGTGACTATATCATGAGCGATACAATTATTACAATGAGTGACGGTTCAACGTGGAAGCCAGCAACTAGCGTAGACGTAGTTTCTTGCGCAAGTTGTGAAAATAAGGTAAACACACCTGAAGAGATTGCGTCTTACCCAGACGGTAACTGTCCAGATTGTGGCGAAAGCTGGACTGGAACAGAAAAAAGAAGCACAAATATTAAAGTTACGGCCCCTGAAGGAATTTCTGGGTCAACACTCTAGTATTTTGTATAAACATTTGGTAACTTATATATATTAAGTACGAGGTTAGTATAATGCAGAACATGGCTAGATACGGAAGAAACGGCGATACCGCCATGGGACACCTAACTCCGGGTGAAACAATTGTCCCACAGGAGGTACTTCAAAGTAACCCACAAGTAGCTCGTGGCCTTGGTCGTGCATTTACAGATGCAGGTGTTGATCCTAGTAGATATGTTGTTGGATCAGGTCAAAATAGCATCAATCCCGTAACTGGAGAAAGAGAATTTTTTCTTGATAAAATAATTGGTGCTATTGTAGGAAACCCTGCAATATCAGGCGCTCTTGGTAATTTAGCATTAAGAAAAATACAAGGAAAAGACGTATCCCTTCGTGACGCTTTATTAGGTGGAGCTGTAGGTGGTGGACTTGGAGCTTTATCAGGAGGCGGTACAGGAATACCATTTTTAGATAACCTTGGTCAATCTGATATGGGAAATGCCGTTGCTTCAGATCAAAGCAACCCTTTTCTAAAAGCTTTAGGCGCTGGTATGCAATCAGGAGAGATAAGTGAATCTGCTGGTGATAACCTGATGAAATCTTTTTCCAATCTGAATCCTGAAGCTCCTGTGGCAAGAACCGAAGGTCTTTTAGGTATAGGGCAAATGTTCGGCTTAAATCCTGATGAGGGTATAGGAAGATTTCTTAATACAAAAGCAGGAGAAGGCATAGCTTCTGGCCTTGCGGCTCAGTTGATGGATAGCCTATTTAGTGAAGAAGAAGACCCTGACCCATATGGAAATATGGCTAGATTTAATAGAGGAGCAGGTCAAGCTCCTGTGACTCTTGAAAGGCGCGCTCCGCGTCAACAAACAGACCTTTTATATGCTAACCAAGGTGGTGTAGCTCATTACCCTCGTAGAAATGGTGGCATAATGCCAAGCGAAGGTTCTGGAACTAAAGATGACGTACCTGCAATGCTGACTGCTGGTGAGTTTGTTATGACCCGTGACGCCGTTAAGGGTGCGGGAAATGGAAACTTACAAAACGGTATAAGCAAAATGTATGGAATGATGGATAATTTGGAAAGGAAAGCGTAATGGCTGATGATAGTGTAACAACCATACGGCAATTGCCAGCTTACATGCAGGAATACGATGAAGCGTTGCTTCAAAGAATTTTTGGAAAACCAAATAAAGATGGCGTTTTAAAAGGCGGCTTAATAAACGATGAAGATTTGTTTAAAGTTCCTGATTATGTTCAAGCAGAAAGAAATCCATTACAAGAGTCTGTAGCTAATTCATTTGATACTAAAGGTGAACGTCAAGCATTTATGGATCGCGCTAATCCTTACTTTATGGATGAAAGTGGAGCGCCAAGATACCTACCAGAAGCGTCTCAAGGTCTTGGAGCTGGATTATCTACTATATCAGGTTCACTTGAAAACTACTTTCCAGAAGCTCAAAATTTCTTACGAGAAGGTTCTGGTGGTTATGATACAAAGGGATTTTATGACAGCGAGACGCAAGGTGCGAAAGATTTAGCAGATAGGTCTTTAGGATCATTTGATGCTCAAGGTAGAGGAAATGAACTTTACTCTGATGCTATAAATTCAATTAAAGGTGGTCGTGATGTATTCGGAGTTGATAATTCAGCTTATGACGCCGCACGTTCAGGTATATTAGGTGGTCAAGGCCAATTTGGTGTAAATTCTGGTCAATTAAGAAAAGGCACTGGAGAGTTTGAAGTTGATAGTTCAGCTTACGATAGAGCTAGATCAGCTATTGAAAGTGGTCAAGGTCAATTTGGTGTAAATTCTGCTCAATTGAGAAAAGGTACTGGAACTTACGATATAAATGAACGTAGATTTAACGAAGGCCGCAATCTTATGCGGGGCGCACAAGGTGAATACGGTTTAAGCGGTGGCCTTGGTGACGCTAGAGATGCATTGAGAGAAGCTGGAGAAGGTGAATTTGGAGCGCGTGAAGCGTTTGAACGTGGCACTGGTCGCGCATTTGAACTAGCGGAGCAGGGTCTTGGAAGATTTGATCCAGCTTCAGCAACGCAAGAATTTATGGACCCTTACAAGGCTCAAGTCGTTGATGCGGCAATGGATAGAATTACCCGTGAGGGCGCAAAACGCCGTCAAGGTGACACAGCAAAAGCAATAAGCGCAGGCGCATTTGGAGGCTCTCGTGCAGGCGTACAAGCCGCAGAGACTGCTCGTGCAATCGAAGAAACAAAGCAAAGCACCATCGCAAATTTAATGTCTCAAGGTTATGACAAGTCACTAGCAAGTGCTATGTC